GTCGTGGCGCTCTTGTATTCCAGCAGTTTCTTGGTCAAAAAATCAAATTCGCTGCTCATCTGAAACGCATTACGCTCCGCTATTTTCAATGCGCTCCCCGTCCCGTTGATCCATTGCAACAGCGCCGACAGCCCACTGGCGAGCGTCGCGATCACCGGCAATACATACGTTCCGATCATCCCCTTAAAATCGTCCCAGGCCTGTGTCATTTGCTTTATCTGCCCGCCGTAGGTGTCCATCTGTGCCTTTGCCTGCCCGCCAAACTGAAGGTTCAGCTCGTCCAGGATCACTGTCTGCGCTTCTGCCACCTTACCCGTATCCATCAGCGTCTGGATTATGTTTTTTTGCTCGTCGGAGAAGGAAACTCCCACCCTGGTCAATGCGCTGATCCCCTGCACCGGATCCTGCAGCGCCTTGCCCAATTGAATTGCTGCTCCCTTCATGTCGCCCTCAAAAAGCACCGATAGATCAATCACCGCCTTTTGCGCCTGCTCAAATATCTCGCCGCTTACCTTGGTAAAGGTCAGAAGTGGCGCCGTCACCTCGTTCATGATTCGATCCGCATCGATCGCCAGTGACCGCTGTAATGATTGCGCCATGATCTCAAGTTGCTGTGCCGTAAACCCTGCTGCTCCGCCGGTGCTACGAACCGCTGCCTGCACTTTCGTATATGCCCGTTCCGCTTCCAATGCCGGATTAACCACTGACCGCATCAACTGCCCCAATATAGATATCCCTTTCTCAACAGCCGTCACTGCCAGACCAAACACAGCCATCGCTTTGCCCACATCACCCAGCGTCTTTTTAGCGTCCTCCGCCTCGACCTTGACCTCCGTCTTGATCTCCGTTGGCACCTCTTTCATCCGGCTCAGTGCTTCCTTGACTCCACTCTTAAATTGCTCCGCATCGATGCGCAGCGTGATTGTCATATTCTTCATCTTACCTTGCCATCTGCGCTATCCCCGCTTTTATCTGCGTTATCTGCGTGAACCAACCCATACCACAGCGCCTCATCGATCTCTATCCCCGCACAATACATCCCTTTCCGCAGCAGTACCCCTTTGATCACCCAAAACGGATTCACCTTTCGCCGTTCCCGCTTTCCGCTGCCTTCACCTGCTTCACGCTGCTCACCAGCCCGGGCAACGCGCTCCAATCGCTGCCCATAACGGAAAAAAAACGCCCGATCACCTCAATGATCTCATTCCCGCTCAGCGCTCCCCAGTCAGTAGCATTATCTTTCGTGATCACCGCCAGGAACTCTTTCAATTGTCCACCTTTTAGCAGCTTGTTCAGCAGCGCCCGCACCTCGATCTTGATCTCGCCACCGTCCAGCATCGCTGCCAGCCCAATCTCATCCAATATGTTCCACGCCTCCGTTACCACGTCCAGATTCGTATATACTTTGATCTCCATCATATCTCCTCTTTTACTGATTATTCTGCTGCCGGTGCAGTAAATGTGACTTCTACTCTCGGGCAAGCAGCCAATATCGCCTGCACACTTTCATAAGCAGTACTGGCTAACACGCAAATAGGCAATACAAACCCGTCAGCATGGGCAATCGGATCAAGCACATAGATGTTATCATAGACGCCGCGAACGGCATCAGCTTGTTCTGCCGTTAGATATATCATGCTCATATTGCCCCCATCTCTTCCAGATAGATAGCAATTGCTCCGTTGAAACTTGCCCACTCTCCGGAGGTCAAATGCAATCCGGCAAAAAACACGGCAGGGTATATTGCTTTCCCATTGCCAAACACACCGTTTATGTTACTCCCGCCCAAAACAATTGTTTTCAATGTTCCGGCAGGAACTCCCACTGCAGCACTGTTTGCGGAGACCGCAACCGAATAATTACCGTCCACGATGAAATGATGATGCGTCGATAACGCCCTGGTCATAGCAATATAGCGGGAATTACTGGTGATTGTTCCAGCAGCAGTAAGTGCCGCTGCTCCGTTCATCCTGTAAGCAAGCTTACCATCACTATATATATGCAACCGGATAATGCCGTCACCGACAGTCCCGGTTGACCAGCCGACATCATACCAGCCGTTGGTTTGCGGGATAGAATCCCAATGTGCTACCCAGCCGATGATCGCATTGTTCCTTTTGTATTTCATGCCATCATCAGTCGGTTGGAATCCGGTGTCAACATAATTCGTTGAACCGTTTGTAGTGTAACCTTTTATCTGCTCCCACGTCGGCGTATTAACCGCTCTCCCGGTCTCAGCAGGGTTGACCACATTCAGCAAACCAGCCTGCTCTGTGTGTGCGGTATAATACAGCTCCAAACAAGCTAATTTATCCCATATTCCTGAGGATATCATTGATTTAATCAAGGTGTTATACACATTGGCTATGGCACTGGTCGGCCGCACTGTCATGGCAGCAATATATGCCTTTGTCTCCGGCAATATCCTCTTCCGGACGCTGACATTGCCATTCAGCCAGCTCATCCGCCCCAATTGACCCAGCCGGTTCATAACGCCACGCTAACGTTGCATATCCCGCCGATTACGGCTACCTTGTGCCCCGCTGCCACCGGAATCCACAGCTCGCTCCCTTCCATGATTATAATATCGGTGCTGACTGCCACCGGCGTCGCTCCCGTCACGTATCTCACATTACCGCCCGTCGCCACCAACCGCACTAACCTGCCCCGGGTGGCATCGATCACTCCGGACGCAGCACTCGCATTTGTCCCGTCCAGATCAGTATTCTTCACCAGCTCCACGACCCCTGTCGACCGTCCGTTCAAATCCAATACTATTTTAGTCATCTATCTTTCCTCTCGCCGGCATCGCCGGTCTGTTGCATAATCCCGCTTATCCCTTATTCATCCGTCCGATCCGCGTTCTATCTCTTCCGCACGCCCTTCGGGCTGATCTGCTCATTATTGATCAGATTCAATTCAAACGCCGTCAGTTCTTCTCGCAAGATCTGACGCAACCGGTCTTCCGTCAAACTCCCACTCCGCAGCAGTGCCATGTCCTTGTCCAAACACGCCATCTTTTGCTCCAGTTCATCGATCCGCCGATCCCGTCCGTCTTCCTTATCCCCGCGCTTTTTCAGGTAATACAGCACGTATGCGTTGATCAACCCTATTATGGTTATCACGATTGTTCCCGGATTCAGCATCATTCCCCCAAGACCTTCCGGATTCGTTCCGCAATCTTCACCACATTCTTCGTATAGTTCACCGCCGTGGCATACCTGCCTCCCCGCGGTCTCACGAAGTCATGCTTCACCATCATCTCCACCGTCACCGTATCACCTTCATTACGATACAGATACTCCCTCGCCATCAGATGAATATACGCTCCTATCCCGCTCTCCCAGCTCGGAAAGAACCGGTTCCCGCCATCATCCACGTTGCCCACGTTATAGATGTTACGTGTCTTCCTGGTGCGCACCGCTGCCGGATTCACGCCAAAATGACTTTCTAATACACCCTGTGCTAAAGCAAGCACTGGATCTACCCTATACTGCTCCGCCTTCACCGCCACTGCATGTGCGATCGCTTCCAAATCCCAGTCCGCCGGGATCTCCGCTTTCTTGCCAAACATGTCCAGGCACATCCGCTGGATCACCAGTTTTACTTGCTCCCAGGTCATGCCGGTGTCCCTAATATGTTGTATTGAATCTTGCCGGCTTTGATATCTACACTCTGTGGCTCTGGGAATAAATACCCGGACTTGACTGCACATACATAATACGTGCCCAATTTCAGCAACAGCAGATACATCCCGTCTTTGTCCGCCATATCGCCAATCGTATATCCGCCACCCGTGGCTGTTACGCCCACTTCCGTGATCGGCTCTCCACCTTCATTCCGCACATAACCCCATAGTATCCCGCTTGGCTCCGCCGCCAATACGCTCAACGCCGCTCCCGTCACTTCGCTGCTGATCTCGCGTTTGCCAATCACCTTGACAGTAATCGTGTTCCCGCTTTCTGCCAACTTCACCACGTTCACCTGAATCCCCCAGGCGCATACGACCATATCAGTATTCTCCGGATCCACCAGCATCACGTCCACCCGCTTGTTGTTAAACGCCGCCCGCAGATAATCCCATTCCTCCTTGCTCACCCGCAACGTCCCAACCTCGGTCTCCACTACCTCCGTCTCCGTCAGCCCTTGACCCGTGGACAGCATCTTCACCACGCCTTGTACCAGCGTGATCCGCGCCACTTCATCCGGCAGTTCCAGTTGATCCCATTCCGCCAGCACATCAGTCGCCAAATCAACCTCCGCCAGTGGCGTCCCTGCCAACCTGACAAATACCTCATAAAACCTTCTCATCTATCTCCTCTCTTACCGGCACCGCCGGTCTGTTCAGTTGCACATGCTCCGCTTGTCCATCCTTTATCCGTCTCATCCGCATTCTATCCCCGCCCGTGCTTTTCGGTTTTTCCGCGGTTAATATCCGGGAACGGACATCTCTGCCCGCCCCCGTTCTCTGTTCAGTTGCACCTGGATAATCATCACACACTTACGGTTACATGCGTAAACGGTGTATTCGCTGCCCCCGTCCCACGCTTGCATTCCCCGCCGATCTTCAGCGTCGGTTGCTCTCCGCTTTGAAAGTCCGCCGCTGGATACACGATCGTGTTCCACACGGCCAGACCAACACTATCCTGCTCGCTGTCGATGAACAGCAGATCCACCTTCACATTCAGTAATGCGCTGCGCAACGTCGCAAAGTTGGCTGCACTGAACCCGATCGCATGGATCTCTGCCATGCCCTTTTCACTGCCGGTATAGGTCTGTCCACCGCCCAGTTCTGTCTGTCCATCAGCCTCAATCCCGATTTTCACGCCATCTTTGGTCGGCAAACCCACCAGCTTCGTCCAGTTGGTGATTGCCAGCGTTGCTCCGGCACCCGTCTTCGTCACGCTGCTTACCGGCGTCGCTGCCACCCGGTAAAAGATGCTGTCAAAGTTCCTGACTGCCATCACTTGCCTCCTTCATTCTTGTTCTTCAAAACAAATCCGATGGCGTTGCTCCGCTGCGCAATACTGCTAACCTCATATGCCGCCTGCACCGCGGTCTCGATACTGCCGTATTTCTTCACCAGCGCATTCACCTCACGTCGGCTCAACATCGCCACCACTGTGTTCGTTACGATTTTCTTCCGCTCCGCACCGCTTATGTTGCCATGCTTCTTCTCCGCCACAACTATCCATTCGATGATGCGCACCAATAGCGCCTCGATCTGACTGTCGCCGATCTCCAGCCCCAGCCACTGAAACAGCCGCTTGACCACCGGCAATAGCAGTATCACGCCTATCGGCTTCAACCAGTCCAGCCAGTTATCTCCCTTTTCGGTGGACGCCGGCATCACTGCCGGCGCCACCACAAGGAGCACGATGAATAATATGATCCCCAGCCCGTTCATCCACTTCATGCTACGCATCTTCCACCTCCATCTCAGTTGTCGCGCACAGTTACGGCATAGTCATCGTTCTGCGTGCACTTGCCCTGCTTGGCATACAGATTCCACTTCTCTTTCCCACTGCCCACGTCCATCTCCGGTCCCAGCATCTTATACGCATGCCGGCCGTAAGCCACCGCATAACGCTGGTAATAGATCGCACAGTCCTTTCCGCTTTGAGCCACCTGTCCTGTGGTCGCATTCAGCACGGGCATCTCACTGTCCGGCACCAGGATCACTTTGAATCCGCGGATCATTCCGATCAGATTCAACGGAATTACTTCGCCCTTGTCACCCATCTTGTCCCGGCTGATGAAGTTCGGTATGCTCACCACATCGGCATAGTCACTCGCCCCGATCGCGGCATAACGGTCGCTAAACGGCGCTTTAGCATTGTTCAACGCCGTCGCAGCTGCTATAAAGTCCGCATCCGTCAGTTTGTTGTCCGTGCTGTCCTTCTTCTTCAACCGCTGTCCGGATTTCGTTGCATCGGCTATCGCAGCCAGTAACAACCCGTTTCGATAGGTCTTGTGTGCTTGCACTCCGCCCCAGGCACGTGTGTCGCGCAGATTGATGTTCGTCTCCAATTGCTCGCCCACGCCCACCAGAATCGGATATCCCTTCTCATCACTGATCGCCAGGTTGATCGTGTCTTCCACCGAGCCGTTATCAAAGCTCTCGCCCGTGATCGGCATCGTCAGCACCGCCCCAGGCGTAAATTTCGGAATCACCAAAGTGTCTTCCTGTCCCTTCAGTTCTCCGCTCCGGTCATGCACCGTTGCCAGGATGTCGATCTCATCTTTCTTGCTCTCGATCTCGATCTCCATCACCTTCGCCAGAAACTGCTTCTGTCCAAAGCCCGTCGCCATCACTTCCCTCCTTTCATGTATGCGTCATACAGTTCGTTGAACCGCTCCGGACGCACATCAAACATTTTGCGAGCCAGGGCGGTGTTATTCACCAGTTCCGCATAGCTCTTCACCTTATCCAGATCATTGCCCTCACCGCCTGTTCCGCCTTCTCCCGCCGGGAGTTGCTTTTCCCGGGTCAGATTCAGGGCTGCCGAATTACTGATCAGTTGCTCATACAGCTTGCGATCCTGATTGATCAAAGCCACAGCCAATTCACGCTGAGCCGGGAGCAGCTTGCCTCTATTGATCGCCGCTTCCACTTCCTGCCCGTTCAATTTTACGTTCAGTTCCGCCACCTGCTGCTCATTCGCCACCTTCGCTTCCGCCAAAGTCACGATCTCGCCCTGCAGCCGCTTCACTTCCGCCTTTGCTTCTTCCTCGCTGGTTACCCCCAGCAGTTTCAGCAGTTCATCCATTTTACCTCCATTGGTATCGTTATTCGCTATTGCCGGCAGTTCCTGCAGATACGGAGTATTGGTCAGCGCTACGCTGTGCATTCTCCAATCTGTCATTACCTTGCCGGTATTTCTTTCTCGCCTCCGCGTTTCGTACACCGGGCTCAAATACCGGTATTCCTTGTTCTCGATCGCTGCCCTTCCCGCCGGCGTCGGCTCCATCTCCACAATGATCCGCCCATTATCAATCCGCATGCTCTTGCCCCAGCCCGCGGCCTTCGTGCCGCCACCCCAAATACTGTTATGATCCAGATCAAACAACAAATCGCGCCCTTCCGCTTCATAATTGTTCACCATCTCCTGCAAACGCTGCTCCGTCACGATCATGTCCCGCTCTTTCCATTCGCCCACCAAGGCCACCTGAACCGCATAATTGCCGTTCTCCATGGAGCTGCACACAATGGCACTATCGCACACCAGCATCCCCTCCGGCATTTTACCCCGGTTCTGCTCGCCACATGCGATCAATCTCCTGCGCTTATTCATTGCTCACCTCTCGTCTCAATTATACTCACCTTATTTATCCCTTCCCGATTTATTGTCATTTTGCACCACCACCATCGTAGGGGCGCTTTCCCTCAGCGCCCCAGCCGCCATTCTCAAATCTCAATTTCATTCCGTGCCTCTCCGTGCCTTCCGTGGTAATTCACCTCACCACCTTCAACGCCACCTCGTAAATGATCAACCCCGGAAATGTCGTATTATTCCGGTACCCTTCATAATACCCCCGACCCAGATACGCTCTCTTTTCATCCCGCAAACCCTTATCCTGGAATAGCCCGATCACCGTCTCGATCATCTCCAGCATATTCCCCGGATTCCGCTCCAGCTTGCTCGTCATCAAAAACAGGATAAAGTTCATTGTCCCAAACGGATCCTCGGTCTCAGTCCCCTCACCGCTTACATAATCGATATACACCGCCGGTGGATTGATCACCTGCTCGTCAAACCGCTCAAACTGACCCTCATAATACTCCACTTGCTTAAATTTCGTCTCCAATACCGCCTTGATCGATTCACCAACCTCTTTCAGCATCACCTGCCTCCTTCCTGATTCATCAGCCAGCCCCGCACCGCTGTCTCGATCTCGCTCCGATCTCCTTCATCCAGATACATATACGCCCGCCCCGGCATCACCACCTCTTTCTTCAAGACATACACCGGCACCGGCTTTCCGCCGTCCTTCTTGACAAAAATCACGCCTTTCGCCACAAACGTCTCACCCGGATAGTTCCGCGGTTTATACAACGCTGCCTCCGGCGTCAACGGGATCGCCAGGTACTGCGCATTCCGCGGTCGGATCACCCCGCCTTCGTGATGGATCCGGGCATACGGCACGTCACGACCACCCGCTGTAATGATCACGCTGTCACCCCGTTCACTGTTCCGGATACTCCGCAGCAGATGCCCCCGCTTCACCAAAGTCGTCCCTTTCTTGTCCGTCCGCGGCGCCACCCGCGCTTCCCGGATCCGACGCTGAATCTGACGCACCGCCAATCGTCCCACCAATATCATTAACTCACGCACCGCTCACCACGCTCATCGTAGCGGCGCTTTCCTTCAGCGCCCCAGCTCCTCAACCTTCTCAACCCTCTCAACCCCTTTTTAATTCTCAATTCTTTTCCGTGCTCTCCGTGTTTTCCGTGGTTAAGCCCCATCATAAATACTCCCCCAGTTGCCGCGTTGTACTACCAAAGAAACTCTCCACCGCACCCGGCGTTGCCACCACCAGGTCGATCTTCCCTTCTTGGATCTGAGCCAGTGTCTTCATCGCCTCTTCCTTGTCCTTCCGAACGCTCTCCGGCACCTCGTCCCGAGCATACTGATTGAACACGTCATACTTACTGATCTGCAGACACACCCGCTTCAATATCGCATTATCCTCCACGTCCTTCGGATCCACCCGACCGCTGATCATCGCATCGATCACCGCCGTCACTGCCTCGATCACCGCCTCGCATTCGTCCTCAAACTCACCTTCTTCCTTCCCCGCTGCCATTGCCGGCGCCTGGAAGCCGATCGCCACTACCAGCTCATCTACTTCGATATACATCACTTTCTCCTCTTTCGTGCCAAACTTCTGTCCTTTTCCTTAGCCCCGGCATTCCAGCGCAGGATAGAATCCAGTTCTTTTCCCTTCCGTTCTTTTCCGTGCCTCCCGTGGTTAATCCCCATCAAAACATCCCCACATTTCCCCGCCTCTGCAAGCTTTCATACCCCGCGCCCTGGCTCATCACCCTAAACTGCGCTACCGCTCCCGCCAACGCATCCGGTCCATCATCATACTCAGCGTGCGGAAAGCCCACCAGTTGCTCTTTCATCTGCTCCCAGTCCTCGCCAACCGTGCAGTTTATGATATGCCCCCACTGATACAACGGCTCCAGCATCAAGATCCGCTCTTCCTTCTTCAGCCGGCTTTCCACCCCGCTCACCGGCAGCATATACCCATATTCCTCCGCCTTTTGCGGTAAAAACTGCCAGATCAGCTTCTGCCAAAAGTTGCTCTCCATAAAATGCCGCGTCCGGAACCGCTTATCCACCTGATACATATAATCCAGCATATCCAGGATGCTCATCCGCCGCAGACAGATATCCACCACGTAATACAGCCCGCCAAACTGCGCTATCGTCACGATCGCCTTATAGTCATTCGTCTCGCCACCACCCAAGCTCGGGTCGCAATATGTCACCGTCCGCGCCACCTGCAGATCCTCCCAGCTCGGCAGCACAATGTTAAAGCCCACGTTCTTAATGCTCTTGACCAGTTCCTGGTTATACGGATTGTGCGGGTTATACTGCTTCAGCCATTCTTCCTGGAACACATCGCCATCGATCCCCGGCTTCATCATATAATGCCGATCAAATCCATGCTTTCCGACCACCGCCTGGATCGCTTCCAGCTTCTTCATCGGATACGCCGCTTCCCATGCGCTCTTGCCCTCTTCCACTGCCCGCACTGTCCGCACCTGCACAAATCGATTATCCGGCTCCCGCTCGCATTTCATCACAAATTGTTTCAACGCACTCTGGCTGTTTGTCAGATTGCCAAGCCAGATCAACAGTCCGCCCTTCTCGCCAAATGCACCAAACGCCTCTTCCGTGACAAACTCATACTTCTGCCTCGCTATCCGTGGATTCGTGTCCAGATGGCTTTCCAGATCATCCACAATGATCAGCCGCGGCCGATGCGGTCCGTTCATCTTGCCCCGAATCGTCTGCCGGTAGCCCTGCGCCCGATAACGCTCATTTGTCGGCGTGTTAAAGTCCGTCTCCTCGCCGATCCCCTCGTCCATCGCTATCTCCGGATAGTCATGCCTCAGCCGTGCATTGTGCTGATACTCCAGCCGGATCGCCACCGTCCGCTCTTTCGACAACTCCCGGTCAGCACCCACGTGGATCGCAAACTTCACCTTCCCCGTCACAGCAGCCCAGATCGGCAGGATGATCGCCAGTAGCGAACTCTTCCCCGCCCCCCGGAACCAGATCTCAGCCATGATCTGGCTCTCATCATCATCCAGCGCCTCCGCTGCCTTCCGCATCTCCTCCTCGTGAAATTCGGCAAATTCAGATGTCACGTAATGCGGAAAGTAGGTCTTTGCAAAATATAGCGGATCGCCCTTCGCCTTCTTCACCCGCGCAAGCTGCTGATCCGCCGTATCGTTATGAAATATCACGGCCCGCTCCCGGATCGTCGCCGTCAGTTCCCGGATCCGCTCCTCAAATTCCTTCCGGTTCCGGATTATCTCAACCCGGCTCATTGATCCCCCGCATACTTCCGCCTCAGCCAGTCCGCCAATAGCGGTATGTGCTTATGCAGTTTCTCTAACCACTCCCCATCATTCTCATGCTGCACAAAGTAGTTCACCGCATCCTCCATAAAACTGAACACGTTACTCAGCATCACCCGCTTCGGACGCATCTTCTCCATCATCTTCGCGATCTTCCACAGCGCATCTGCCGTTGCCGGATCAGTCAACCGCTCCTCATCCAGCGCCTTCCTGATTTCGCCCACAAACTGCCGCTCCATCTCCATGCTCAGAGCCAGCCCACTGCCGTCACGGATATCCTTGTCCCACTCTCCCTTCTTCACCCACTTATACACCGTGTCATGCGGCAGTTTCATCACTTCGCTGATCTCTCGGACACTCTTGCCTTCCACCACGTAAAACTGTCTCGCCGTCTCGATCGTCTGTTTCTTATGCGCCATCACCTGCCCCCTTTCCATGTCTTCCGTGGTTATACCCCATCTGCGCTATCTGTGGGATTATCTGCGTCATTTGCGGGAACCAACCCATCTCACACCCCATATTCCTGGAATCCACGACGTCCTTGTCCCATGTATTCGCTCACCGGATATTCCACCACCATGTTCGCCTTGCCCTCTGTGACGCTCATAACCCCTATTTTTTGCCCCTTCCTCCGCAGGTAGTAGGTTACACCCTTCCCCTGCCAGATCTCGCTCGCAGAACGCAACATTTCCACCGCCTGCCGTCCCTTGTCAGCCCGCCGCTTATCCCGATCCACTAATACCGGATAATTCAGCACGTCCTTCACCACCTCAACCTTACCATCCAATTCTCCATTCTTTTCGCGCTTTTCCGTGCCTTCCGTGTTTTCCGTGGCTAATCCTACATCTGCGCAAACCGCGTTTTTATCCGCGCCATCTGCGGGAACCTCTCCTTCCCCCCGGTCCGCATATCGCTCATAATCCGCTTCCGCTCCACCCGGGATCTTGCCATTTTTCCCCACGTTCCCACGAAACGACGCATCATGCTCCACGCCCGGATCTTCTCGCGTCAGCCCCGGATCTTTCTCCCCTTCCCCTTCGGTCAGTTGCTCCACGTCACAGCGGCAATTCCAGCCATTAGGCGGGTAATTCATATCCCAGAAAGGATCATCCACTGCCCGCACGATCCCGTCCAGCAACGCATGCTCTGCCCGCACCAGCTCATCCCGCATCGTCACATACTTCAGATATGGGAATAGCGCCTTGTCCGCCATCCACTGCTGCCACCGCCCGCACTGCGCCGCCGTTGTCCGTGCATTGTCAAATTCAGTCCGCAGATGATACGGATTTGCCGAAGCATAGCCCGCCAGTTCCGCCCGCTCGATAAAGTCCGCAAAGCTCCCGCCGGCTGCCACTGCCGCTACCGCTTCCGCCTTCAGCGCTTCCACCGCTGTCCGTGTCCGCACCCCGCTGATGATCATCGCCTGGTTCCGCAACGCCGCAATCGTCCGCACGTTCTCCGCATCCCACTCGAATTCTATCGACGGTAAGCCCCGGTTGGCGGTCTTATTACCCCGCTTCCGGTTTGCCACATACTCCAGCACCGCCGCTCTGCCCAGCTCCTGACCATACTCCGCAATGAACCCCCTGGGAATATACGCCTCCAGATCCTCCAGCTCCGGCAATGCCCGGATCTCCATCTGCAGTTGTGCCAAACTTCTGTCCATTCCACCCACGCCCGCATTTGCCTCCGTAGAGCAGGATGCCAATCCTACTGCCTGGGATGCCGAACTCCGATTCGGCACTGCTCTGTCACCATCCGTAGGGGCGTTTTCCCTCAGCGCCCCAGCCTCCATTCTCAATTCCTTATCCGCTCCATCCGCTTTTTCTGTCCGATCCGTTTTGCTTTTCTTTTCATCTGCGCTATCCGCGTTTTTATCCGCGTCAATCTGCGTGAACCTTTCCACCACCACCTGACCCTCCCCCGGTCGATCCACTCCATACGTTGCGTAAAAATGATCCACCGCCACCGGCACGCCCAACCGCACCAGTTTCTCATCGATCATGATCCGTCTCTCCAGATCCACCGGCTTCGGCGCTTCAAACCACACCCTCACCCCGCCACCGCCAAAGTTGATCCGATCGACCCGGTCCAATATCTCGTTCACAAACACACGTAGATCTGCCAGATCCGCGTTCAGTATGTCTTCCTTCACCTCCGCCTGCACCTCGCCCAGCGTCTGCGTCCCATACTTAGCAGCTTCCGTCGTCATCGTCTGACCCAGGATCACCTTCGTCACCCGGCTGCTCACAAATTCACACAGCACCATATACAGATCCCGGCTCTCGCTCTTCCCCGTAAAGTCCTTGAAGTCGATCTCCGTGTTCTTGCTCACCACCGCCGCCTGATCCGTGCCCAGCGCCGTCACCGCCTGCTTCAGCCATGCGATCTCCTGCGCCGTTGCTGTCGGCTCATACTTGCCCACCCGCTGCGGTTTACCGTATGTCTCCGTAAATTGCGCCCAGTTATTGATCGCAAAACAATAAAAAACATAATACTTCAGGATACTGTGCAACTTCGGACGGCGATAAAGATAACGCACAAACCGCATCTCTTCCAGCTCATACGGCTTGTCCTTGTGATACATCACGATCTCATTATCCACCTTCCGCAGATCCAGCCCGTGATACTCCCGCAACCCTGCCGGCACATACTTGCCCTCTTCCAACGCCCACAATATCTGTACAAAATGCCAGCCATACAACTTCTGCTCCAAAAATACATCGATCCAACCCGGCAGATAACGCTCCAGCAGCCCGTCATAATACTCCTGCTTCGGCTTAGGTAATGTCTCGCCAAAACTCCAGAGCGCCCGCTTGATCGCCTCTTTGCGCACATCCACCAGATACTGCAAATTGTCGTCCGCATCGATGAATAAGTCAAACAACTCACTCAACTCCTTATACTTGCCCTCTTCACGGTACTCCCGCAACGCACTGATAATCTCTGCTGGCGTGATCCGCTCCAATACCGTCGCCCACGCATACCGCGGCAACACCATATCCTTCATTACCGCCGATCTGCGCGCCTCTGCCAGCGCTTCCGCGCTTACGCCCATTGCCCTCGTCTTCCTAAACTTCCAATTCATACGAACCTCGCCTCTCCATCATAACATTATCCTCCTCGCACAACCCAATATATTGTCATTATGCACCGCCACCACCATCGTAGGGGCGCTTTCCCTCAGCGCCCCAGCCTCCATTCTCAATTCTCAATTCTCAATTTCATTCCTTGCCCTTCCGTGCTTTCCGTGGTTAAATCAAAAGCCCCGGTCATCCCGGGGCTTTCCGCTCGCGCTTCGCTTTCTGGTATTCCTTCTCCACCCATGCCGGCACCCGTCCCGTCGCTACCTTCATCAGCGATCCTTCCGCCTCCCGCAACTTTCTGATCCAATCCGGCATCTCATACCGCTTCAGCGCCTCCGCACTGCTCAATTGACTCGTCCACCTTACAAACTCCACCCACTTGTCAAACTCCCACCAAGCCCGCACCATCAGATCCCGATCCTTCACCCTTGGATCCTCTTTTTCCGCGTCAATCTGCGCCCCCATCTGCGCCGATCTGCGGGAACCCTTACTCACCCGCTCCTGACGCTTCCGCTCAAATTCATCCCACTCCGCCAGATACTCATCAAAATGACTCTTCCGGTATAGTGTGCTCGGTCGCAAATACAGCGCCATCTTCTCATCCGCCAGCCACTGCGCCGCCTTCACCTCATGCACCCGCATAAAATCTTCCAGGATATACCCCTCAATTATCAATGCCTTGATCATCACCATCACCTGCTTCGTCGCCCGGTAGCCCCGCCCCGCCTTCGCATTCAGATCCCGGATGATCTCCTCTGCCACCTTCTCAACCCCCTCAACCCCCTCAACCTTCTCAACCTTCTTAATCACCATCAATATCCACCGGCGAAACCGCTTCTGAAGTGTCTCCACCCCGATCAGTTCCGCCGCCTTCTGCCACAGTTCCCGATCCGTCATCCGTTCAATCCTCCCTGGTCTCATAGTATATCCGCTTCACTTGCTCCGCACTCAGGAAGTACTTCTCCGCCACCACATAACGCGCTTCCTTAAACGTCAGCCCGTCTTCGATCAGTTTCTGGACTTCCCGCTTGATCAGCCGGTTCCGCTTTTCTCGGTGTTCTCGTCCCATATCCCCATCCGCTCCATTCGCTTCCGCCAAATATTCCTCGTTCTTTCGCTCTGCGCCTCGGCATACCGCTCCCGCAGTTTTGCCGTTTCGCTTAAGTATTCTCTTCTTAATGCGCATGTTCGCTTCCTCTCTGGATCACAGTGGGCTGCCTGGCACAATTGCACCTCACAGCCCACCTGATCCTGGATCTTACTTCTGCCCATATGCAATTTCCCCCAGCGCCGTCCAGCTACCGGCAAGCTTCTCCAATGCCCGCACCAAACTCCACAAATACTGCTGCTGATCCCTAAATTCCGCCTTCGCCATTACCCACCTCCTTTTTGTCATTCCTGCGTAGGCAGGAATCCAGTTCCTTAATTCTATCTTCCAAAGCCTCCACATACCGCTCCTCATCCTGCTGCGTCCATGTGCCTTGCTCCTTCTCCTGCTGGCGGATTATCCTATAAACATCCAGGTAATACGGCTCCGTCTCAGTCACGAGCAGAAACTCCTTTCCGCTCGCCAAGACCTTGCTCAGCCTTGGGCTCAGCGCCATCTCCAGGAACAGCGGCTTTTCATAAGGCTCCGTAGCACCACCCTCTTGTCCTTCCATCCCGTGCTTTTCCGTGTTTTCCGTGGCTACATTCCCCTCCGGAAACTGCTCTCTCAGCTCATTACCCTCTTCCAGTACCGGTGCCCTGACTTCCAAACGATCCGACAACACCTGGATAAATGGCTTGTCCAGCTCCGCATGTATCCGCTTCAAGTCACTCCGTAGTTTGCTGATCTCAGCTTGCGCCAACCGCAATTCCGCCCGCTGTTTATCCCGCTCTTCCCAGCTCTTCTCCAGATCCCGAGCATACTGCCAGCTCGCTTTCGTCTCGCCTGCCACCCGCTTCAGCAGAATATCATTCTCTTTCCGCAGGTTCTCATTTACCGCTTCCATCCGCTTCAGATCCCGCACCTTTCCTTCCAGGCACAACCGCAACGTCTCCTCAGCGGGCGTCCGCACCATCGCCAGGGATCGATCCGTATGGCCGCATTCCAATGCGACCTTTCCACCAACGCAGGCCTGTTGCATAAGCATCGCTTGTCCGTCCTTTCCGTTCTTCTTCGTGCCTTCCGTGGTTAATCTCTCCCACACATTCAGCTCCTCATCTTTCATCTGAACCAGCTTCTCCAGATCATCGATCGTCTCCTGCATCATCCGGATATGCTCATGACTCACGTCCAGGTCACTGTCCATCTTGTCCCGCACGATCTCCAGATCGCTCACCTGACGCTTCAGCCCCGCTATCCGCTCCGCATTCTTCAAACCCGCATGCTTATACCGGCACCTGTCCTGCATCGCACTGCGATATAGCGCCCGGTAATACCGCTTCTCGTGCCAGAATCCCAACACTCCCACCAATGCTACAACGCTGATCACCAGCGCACACACCAGCAGGTATCCCATGGTAATTGCGTCACTCATCGCTTCCTCCTAAAACTCGTAATAGTTCACCGGGATCCCTTCCAATTTACCCGTGGCGCCCGCTTTCTTAAACCGGATATAACGCTTCTTCCCAGATATCTGCTCGCTCTCGTTCAGCAGTCGGATTGCTTCCACCCATTCCGGCGCATTCGCAAATTCAAATTTCTTCAGCATATTCAGCTTCTTCTGATCCACCTTGCCCTGCTGATCCACTCGCAACGCTGCCTTGGCGATACTGCTCAACTGGATCAGCGCTTCCCGCGTCCCCGGATCATCCACGTTATCCAGTTTGCTGTCGATCCACCGCCGGATCTTCTCCGCAGCGATCGCCAACCGCTCATCATACGACTTCTGCTGCTGGATATCCACTTCCACCTGCATCGTACCGTCCAGCGTCCGCAGGATCGTGTTACCTACCCATTCCTCGCCATATTCGCCCGCTTTGCCCGCCAGATACTCATCCACGTCACGCGCCACATCATACGCATACTTCTGCACCAGTTCGCTCAGTTTCTCCGCCCTGCTGATCAGCCGGCGCACCAGCGCATCACGCTTTACGATCGTGCTATCCAACACATCCGCCAGATAGGTCTCGCCATTCGGTCCCGGGATCACCCTTTTCATGTTCACCCGCTTTGTCCTTTTCTTCTTCTCGTTCATTTTGTTCTCCTTTATTCGTTTATCGTCTTGTCTCTTTCCCTTTTTTTTTTCCTTCCCGCACCTTTTCGTGCTTATTCGTGCCTTCCGTTGCTTCCGTGATTACCAAACATCCCCTGCACCGTCTGCAGCACCTTTA